ACGCTCATTAATCGAAAACTTATCAGCTACCGTAGGGGCTTGCTCGGTAGACTCGAGCGAGGCGGTAGAACCTTCTTTAACCAACTTAGCCAAGTGCTTCTCCAGCCAGACTTTATTGACGGTACGTTTAACCAACTTACCGTTGAAGAAACCTTCGTATTTTCCGGTTTCTTTGTCCAAACGAATTGATGTAGTCATTTTTACTTCCTTCACAGTGTTTCTCATTTCCATAACTAAGTATAGGTCTTTACCTATTTAAAGGCAAGCGAAAACGTTGTATTTTGACTAATATTTTGATTCTTTTTGACTGACTTAAAGGTTATTTTAGCCCTAAAATGACTAAACCCTACATTGAGTAGGGTTAAGGTCGAAATACTTGATTCTGGCACCTAGATTGTGTTCAAATCAGGTATAGGGTCACTCTAGACGTTTTACGCACCTGCAATCACTAAACCGGAGCCGAACCGTACATTATACTCATTTTCCAGCTGGAGATCGGGGTCGCCGAACGAAACGATCGCTGTTTTGTATAGCACTAGGTTCTTTTCGATCATAGGCGCATACGGAGCGATGGCCACGGAAACGCCCTTTTCGGTATTCTGGAGCATGATAACTGCGGGTGCTTTCAAAGTAAAGTCGGTTGCGTTTTCTGTCGCATTACCGATAAGGTCTTCGCCTGTAACTAATTTAAAAATTTTAACTGTCATGGTTAATCCTATTTAAAATCTTCTTGATGGAACAAAGAAATATGCAACGCCAACTTGACGATGAACCTTTGAAAATGATTCTTTAATTTGTTCAACGTATTTCTCGGCCAGATGCTGGGGAAGATTACCAACGTCAATTTTCATGACTAAGGTTTCGCCTTCTTTCAATTTCGGAATCACGTCAAATTCTACGCTTTGAACTGGTTTTGGAGTCATTGGCGAAATTGACCTCATCACGCCTTCTTGAAGTGAGAATGCCTTTTTAAGTTCTTTCCATTCTTCTAACAATACCATCAATTTTGCAATTTCAACATCACAATCGAAAGATGTAATCATATTTAATCCTCTAAAATGAGAGCCTCGATAAAATCTGCAGCTTCTCCTTGTCCTACGAATTGTCTCAGTCCAAATTTATCATCGTCATAGTAATGTTTGTACAACACTAGAACGAATTGATCTTTGAAGACTGAAACTCTTATAACCCAATTACCCCTTCTTACTGAAGGGAAGGATACGAGATTGGGGATGAGGTTTGAATTTTCCATGCTGCTAAGTTTCGACCATCATCCCTGAATCTTACGAACCTTCTTGAAGCAATTCTTTTGGTGGAGCCGATTCGTTCATTGATTGAACTTGCGGGACACCTTGTTGCTGAATTTTATTGATTACAGCAGACACTGCTTCGTAGGGTTGTTTGCTCAGTGAGCCGAGGACAACATTAACTTCATCAACGCTCAAAGTCAGTTCAATAGATTTTGTAGTCATTTAATACTCCGTTCATTTAAAATTATAAGGGTTTTGGTTTTCGGGTTCCGATGCTATATTTAGCTACGAGTTCCCATTCTTGTTTCTCTTTATAAGAAACAACTTTTATCTGCGACAACGATGCTGTATGCTCGATCATTGTTGGCACAGAAATTTTTAACAATTGCCAATCCTGTAATAGTTTAGCAATGGCATTTCTTCGTTCAATATCATTAACAGAAATATTGGCTTCCTTACCATCAAGGGCAAATAGTTCTTTGAAGTGTACAATGAAATATCTACCTTGCTTGTGAAGGATATGGCAAGACTGATAAAGAGTTTTATCTTTCTTAGATGCCACACCAATACGGGTAAGAGTTTCACGAACCTTTAAAAAATTGTCAGGCTCAGAAAGAATTACTTCAAGCATTGATTCTGGTACCCAATCATAATACACTAAGTCAGTTGTCATTTTCCACTACCTCTAAATAGTTTTTCTTCTATACAACTCAACTGTTCAGGGGTCAGAAGATTTAAAACTATCTTAGCCTTATCATTTGAATAATTATAGTACTCCTTAATTAACGCAAGGGATTTTGATTCAGCATCTTTTTTATGCCACTTACTAAATCTCTTACGCTTGGTCACACTATTTAGTAGATAGAGGAATTGGAATTTCTTAGGTATAGCCTGATTCAGATTCATTTGATTAGCGTACATGACGGTATCGGGGAAATAACTTAGTCCTCGATTTATCATGTATGGTGAGTAATCCTTTTCTGCCTGAGGTTCCTGGAAAATATCTTCCTTGGTCTCGTTGATTACTTTTAGAATATCAAAGGGTGACATATCAAACGCCCATCTTTTTTGCGTCAGTTTCGTCAATCAAAACAATCTTATTGGGATAACGTTCTTTCACGGCAGCAATCAATTCTTCTTTTGTAGAACCCTGCGCCATAAAATCACCATTAACATCATTAAGATAAAACACATTATCAATTACTGATAACTTAGCCTTGATTTGCATTTCTGCCGCTTCGGTTTCTTCTGCTAGTTGTAGACCCTTCATTAACTTATTCACACGCATAACAGCAGCCTGCTCCCGAAGGTACCAACCTAATGCCACTCCACCCAATGTGAATAGAAATGTTACAATCACTGATTCCATAATGTTCTCACTTAAATTCACATGATGTCATTAACTCTGTTAACGCTGCCATGATATTTAATTCTTGGTCAGCAACGAAAGCCGCTTTGTATTGATAGTCCGCAAGGATCACTACCATCTGTGGAATACTTGCGTTGACTAAAAAGTCGGTTGAGCTATCATAAAGGTTTCTGAATAACTGAGAAGCATCTGAATCTGAATTCTTCGCGACCCACTTACGCACTCCCGTAAAATCTTTACCCTTCATTGAAACCATTAATTCTTTAAAAGAATCTTCTGATAGGTTTACAAGTAAACCAGCATCAATTTTACCTGATACTGAGTATCTCTGCAACTCATTTAAAATTCTACGGTAGTCAGGAAAATGCTTTGTGATTAACTCGGCAACAACTTTCTTATCAAACTCGATACCTTCTTTATTTAAAATTTGAACAACTCGTTTGTAGAATGCTCCAGCAATAGCTGGCTTATCGGCAGTTTCAATTTTAAAATCAATAACGGCACATCGACTATGGAGAGGTTCAATGATACGGTTCTTAAAATTACAAGTAAAGATAAATCGACAGTTGTTACTAAACTCTTCAATGAACCCACGGAGAGCGGGTTGAATTGAAGAAGCGTTCATGTAATCTGCTTCATCAATGATAATAATTTTTGGAGAATCCGTCATTGATACCGTTGACGCAAATCCCTTCACTAAGCCTCGCAATACATCAATTGATCGACCTTCATCTGATCCGTTGATGAACACGTACTCAGCACCGATCTCATTACATAGGGCACGAGCCACTGTAGTTTTACCTACACCGGCACCACCCGAGAATAAGAACGTTGGTAGTTCACCCGAAGCAATAAACTCTCTGAATGTTTTCTTGATAGATTCAGGCAGGATACACTCATCAATAGTTTGTGGGCGATATTTCTCCACCCACAGGAACTGTTCTTCACGACTTTCAATCATAATATAATCCTATAAATTAAGCGAACGTACTATCAGCCTCAACTGCCACGAAGTAAACTAGATCACCAACGGGTGATTGGAATTTAGAAATCTTCTTGCTACTAATACTCACAACGTAATCACCAGGAATGAATTTAAGGTTTTCAACTTTAAGATTCACATTGAATACTGATTCAGTTTTACCCACGGTAACTTCATATGAGTTGGCCGTTGGATTCTTCTTATCAGTAACCAATAGGCTCAGCGTACCTTCTTCTCCGATGAACGAAACGTCTGGAGCACGCAATACTGAAGATGACTTCATGATGCTGGCAAGCAAATCCGTTGACAGATTAAACGTCACATCTGACTCGGGAAAGGTAATTGCTTTCTTAGGCGTGGTGAGCACTTCTGGTGAAGAAGCATAATAACGGGTAACTGAGTTACCTTCTGACATTTTAACAAACTTATCAGAGAAAGTCAATTCAGCATCATTGAACATGCTATATGAACTGAGGAAATCATTCAGATCATAGATACCGAAGTCCTGAGGGAAAACTTCTTCAACGGTAACTGAGGCAACGATAGCCTTCATCCCCGAGATAGTCTGGAGTGAACTTCCAGCTTTC